GCATCCCCAGTTCGTTAAGGACTGCGGTCGCCCGGTTTACGTCTTTGACATCGTTATACGCCCCGTCAAAGATCCGGTTGATGTCTGCTGCTGCAGCGGCGTCGACTTTCCCGAACATCGATCTGTTCAATCGATATGAATACTCGCCCAGCGTAGCGGCGAGCATTACTGCCGAAGCTCCCATCGAGTGGGCCTTGGCTTCCATTCCCGACGCGTCTTTCATGACGGCATAAGTGGCCCGTTTCATCGTCGCCGAGAAGTCTGCATATGTGTCTGCTTTCTCTAGGGCCGCCCGCGCGATTCCCAGGAGCATGATCCCCTCTTCACTATCGATCTTCTTGAGGGGAGTGGATGGGAGCCACATTCTTGATAGCGACACGAGAGCCTTTGGAACACCACCGAATCCCCCCTCGGTACTGTAGAGGTATAGGAGATCATCCGACATCCCATCAAAGAGTTCTTCGATTTCTTTGGGGTCGAGCTTCCTCCCATCTAAAATCAAATCGCCCCGCATGAGGACATCAAACTTCTTCTGCACATTATCCCGGAGGCCCTTCGCGATATTGGCGATGTCCTCTTGTTTCATGGGATCGGCGCGAGTGTCCGCTAGGATCTGCATCTTAGCTTTCTGGTAAGCAGATCCGTTTCCAGTAGCCTCAATCCAGCGGCTCATTCCTTCTTTCAGATCGATCTCAGTTGGATCAGTCGAGTCCAGGAAGTTGATAAATCTGGCTACGGGATTGCCTCCCAAGCTCTCTAGTCGACTAACCTCCGAAAGCTCAAGTCGAGCCCGGGAGAAGAGTCGTTCAATCCCAATGAAGGATTGCTCCATCTCCTCTCCGATACGACCAAACCTGGAGGGGATGTTTTCGAAGGAGCGTTTCTTCCTGCGGGCCCATCGAGTGAAAGTAGGCATGTACAAGTTGTGGATGCCCCGCTTCGCGTCCTTGATTTCTAGATCTTCCCAAGCCTCAAAGACTGCTCGACCCCAGTTGACATCCTCTGCGTAGAGATCAGAAGCCTTTCCGTATCCGAGCCCTGCTCGGGTAGACTCCATCACTGCTGCGGTTTTCTTGAGATCCCGAGTAACGAGAGTATCTAGTCCCTTTTCAGCATTCTCTGCGCCCTCATTGATTACTTCTCGGAGAGGAGTACCAGAGGCAGAGGATAGCCATTCCTTGAAAGCCTTCTTTCCCATGTGGGTTTCAAGGGTGGTCGCGAGTTCTGCCGACTCGATGGAAGCCGTCCCAGCCGTTCGATCTATGGAGAACAACTCCTTTCGGATGGGGTCGTACAACTCTTCGATTTGAGCGTCGTCAACCTTCATTCCCCAGTTCTTGATTCGATCAGCGGGAAGCTCTCCAACCGCCTTCTGTGTGGCCCAGGCTTTTCGGGCGCTTCCGATGCCCTGGATTCCAAGCTGCTCTAATCCCCGAGTTCGAAAGGTCTCAAGCCCCTGGGAGACCTCATCGACTGCCTCCGCATATACTTTCTTGGCCCGGAGGGCATCGATGGAGGCGAGCTTTTTCTTCGCTTGTTTAGTTGAAACCTTGGCCCATTTCTTAGCGATCTGGTCCCTGGTTTTAATGACGGGCTTAGCGCCCTTAGCGGCAACTTTGTATGCTTCTTCTTTCGCCGCCAGTCTTTCCATGGACTCTTGGTAAATCTGAAGAGATTTAAGTCCAGGGCCGCCGTCCCTGTACGCCTTTGCGAGTACGTTAGAGTCCGCGATTATGGTGTTTAGTGCAGCCTGCCGCTGGGCCAGGGTTCCGATGTGCTTCCCGTCTTCTCCTCGGGGATTCACGACATAAACTTCTTCATGCCAGCGTCTGAAGTTATCGATCCTCTTTTGTGTGTCTCGGGCGAGGAGCCAGTCGTCAAACGTGAAGGGGTGGATGACTTTCTCTTCGCCCTGAGCAGTCCTAACCGTCACCTCAATCTGGTAGGACTCTCCCTTCTCTCCCTTCTTGACCTTAGGCTTGTCTTCTCCAATGGGCTTGCCTTTGGAGTCTAGGATTCGGATTCCATCTACTTGGCCTCGGACAAATCCCTTCCCCCGCCGGACGGAGACTGTCTGGCCGATTGAGGGAACCTGCCCCGTCTTCTTTCCCTGCTCCCCAGCCCGGGCGAGGATGTCGTATTCTGCCCGGATCTTCCCCCGCGCAGTCTTCGCCCCGGGTAGCTCACCCGCTATCGTTGTGAGATCACGGAGATGCTCTCCGAGATCATTAGCGGCTTCCCAGTAGCTATCAAGCGTAGCTGTATGGGCTCTTTCCAGTTCTTTTAGTTCTTTTTGGGCCTGCTTTGCTGCTTTCTCGGCGTGTCGGGCTGCTTTGATGTCCGTGGGGAACTTCCCTCGGCTAGTAATCTTGTCTGCTTCTTCGAATGACATCCCCCGTGCCATGAGAAGTGCGTTCTTCTCGGCCTCTGTGACCAGGGCTTCGATGACTGCCGCCGCATACTCCCTTTCCAGAACATCGAGTTTGAGAATCTCAGCTTGGGCAGCCGCTTCTGCTGGCTGATACTTCGCCCCCAACTCAATCGCTTCTTGTTTGAGCGCCTCTGCCTCTGCCTGCAGTTTAAGGCCCCTTTGTTGGAGGGCATCTGTGGAAGCATTGATAGTTCCACCCACCCGAAGTCGAGCGCCCGCATTCAACTCAACTGCCTTGGCAAACGCAAGGTCGAGGCTTGCAAGTTGATTTACTGCCTGCTCAGTTGAGATTGCCCCAGTACGCAGAGCATCAGCAACCCCAGGAGCCCGCTTGGTGATGGCCGCCAAGCGGCGATTCATCGTTGCGATCTTCCGCGCTTTGTTGACCTTTCCTACCTTTCCGGTCATAAAGGAGATCGGATCAGGCTCCATTAGGATTATTCCAATAATGCCGGCGGCTGCGGCAGCCTTCGCGGCGGTTGGAACATCCTCTCCCTCTTCTGTCTGGGCAATAAACTGGCCTACGTCATGTACGTGCATGACGATATCCTCTCCTGCTCGCATCGCTTCGATGGACTCGCGGGACCAGGGGAGTGTTCCCGTGCTGATAGCCGCAGACAGGGGAGTAGAAGGAGCGTATCTCCCAAAGATAGAGGCGGGGCTCTCATATTTAAGCTGACGGCCTGTCAGGACGAGGCGGCTACGAGAAACAGCATCATCCTTTTGGTTGACTCCTCGACCTGCACCTACTGCTCCATACCGAACGGGCGAAGACAACCCACGATGCATCCTCCAAATAAAGTTGGATTCCATGATGTCATCAGTGATGTCGTTTTCCAGGGGATCTGCCCAGAGTCGGCGCCCTCCAGCTTGCATCACTCGGGTCATGGTTCTCGCCGCCCGGCGAATCGCCTCGTCTGTTAGCTCTTGTCTTTCTTCCGGAGAGATTGTTCGCAGGTTTACGTTCTTCTCTTTTATGAGCCTAGAGAACCAGATGTCCTGGGCCCTCTTGTTCATCGCATAGGTGTTGATTACGGGAACACCACGAAGCTGGGTAACTGGAACTTGTGTCCATAGGGCCTTCTGGACTGCAGATTCTCCTCGGCTCAGGTCGGATACGATCTCCCGGCCCGCCGCTGGATCAATCCATTTGTGTCCCCCGCGTTTTGCTACGTCTGCTCGTCCTGCAGCCCAGGCGCGTTCGAGATTCCCCGCGTCGGCTCGGTCAAGCATTCCAGAATCTACTAGCCGGGAGATTTCATGAGGCTCGGGGTTCCACCCAGCAGGCGCCGACTCACTCTTTAGGTAGTCTGTCGATTGTCGAGTCCTTCCAGGTGCCCGGGGGGGAGAGGGGACTCCAATCGGATCTGCTTCGTGATCCGCTGTTTGATAAAACCGAAAAGGCTGCGCTGCTTTTTCTCTAGCTTCTGTTTTTCTTCGCTTTTCTCTCTCCGCGATCTCCAGGAGCATGGGATCCCGGATCATGGGAGTTGGTGGCGGAGGTGCATCCACCCCCGCTGCCTCTCGCATCGCCTCTGCCGACGGCGCATAAGCCCGGCCCCTCTCCTCGGACTCTGCAATACCTTTCTTAGCGGCCTCCCACGCGGTGAGTGGCTTTTCTGGGGGGACTACGGATGTGGTTTTTTCAGCCACGGCTTACTCCATGGCTAAGGTGCGGGCTGCATTTTCTTCGCCAGCTTCATGCTGTCGGATTCCATGATCGCCTTATTGTATCTGCCCACGGGGGACGTAGCCTTCTCTTCCGTACTCGCGCCCCCAGAGAGGTTAGAGGGGCTGGCTGCTTTGGCCGCTGGACTAACTGGCGGCTTGGGCGGAGTGGGGATCCCAGTAGCTTGAGACTCGGATGCCGTCATCCCAGGAGCCGCCCTATCCGGGGGATCTTCCATGTATCCCTCCATGCCCGGGGCGAAGGCGCTTCCGGTGAGACTCGTGGGATAGTGGTCCTCCGTAGATTGTCTTAAATCGGGGGTTTCCTTCTCCGATTCCGTTGCGTCGGGTCGGCCTGGAGTCTGTGTTTGGGGTGCGAGAACATCCTCTCGATCTGATGTGGGATAGTGCTCCTCTGTGGATTGCCTCGGCTCATAGGATAGGCTCTCGTCTGGACCCCCCGCCCGACTTGCTTGGGGCGCAAGGGTATTTCTGGGATAGTCCAACTCTTCTGGGCGCTGTGCGCTCGCGGTGGTCTCTGCGGTTCCGCTCGTTTCCTCCGATGGGGGAGTCTCTCCCAGATCTTCTTCCCCCAAGGGCCTCTGCTGGGATCCTTTGAACTCGCCATGCTCTGCGTGCATCTCGTCTCGACGTGCAAGATCTTCGGGAGTGGGATTCGCCGCGTCCGCCTCTGGCTGTGTGACTCCTCTTTGCCCCTTGTTCACATCGCCCCCCTGGATATCCCATGGCTCCATGAATGCGGTTGCGGGTAGCTCCTCTGGTATAGAAGCTTGGAGCGCTGCATTTTTCGTCGCAGGTGTGCTCTTTACCACCTCTTTAGTCTCAGTTACAGGCGGAGACTCCTCCATCCCTTCAGGGTAAGCACTTTCTACCGCTTCGGGGTAGTCAGACTGGGGGAGATCTTCCATCCCCTCTGGGTAGGGAGTCTGCTTAAACTCTTCTTCTTCTACTATGGGCGCTGCCTCTGCGGGCGCAGCACTCAATGTTCCATACTCCGCGAGGGCCTCTTCTCTGATTTGCTCGCCGGTCTTCCCCCCGAATCCTAGAAAGCTCGGGGTTCCCTCTTCCATATGCCTCGCTAGCTGTTCGACTTTTAGGAGTTCCTTTTCCCTATCGCTTGGGACGTATCCCACGTTCCCTGGTTGAGCGAAGCCCCGATTACCAGAGGTAATCGCGCCGCTAGTCGCCTTGGAGTCCTCTGTGAGTTGTCCCGGTCGCTGGCTCGCGCGTTGTCCATAAACCCCAAGCCGCCTTGCCATCGCAGACTCGCTCTCTTCGGGGGGAGCTTCTCCTCGCTGCCGAGCCTCGTAAATCGCCAAGGCCCGGTCATAGAGTGTGGCAGGAGCAGCTTCCGCCGGAGCAGCATCCTCTTCGGGCGGAGCCTCTCCAAGGGTTGCGAATAGATCGTCGCCAAGTCCCCCAGGGCCTCCTTCTGAGTCTGGATCCATTGCTGGATCACCCGGTGTAGCTTTCACAACGGGAGCCTCAAAATCTCCATCGTCAAAGTCGACCGTCGCTGGGAGGTCTATTGGATCTACTCCAGCGGGAGCTGTGGGAGCTTCCCCAAAAGCTTTCTGCTTGATTGCAGAGTAGGACTCGGGATCACTCGTCTCTGAGACAGTAACCATCTCTCCGGTTTCTGGGTGGATGAATCGAATCGTCCCATCTGCATAGAGGTGATAGTCGGCCCAGCCTTCTGAGGACTTGCTAACCGCACCCTCTGGAAGAGTAGCCGCAGGGCCAAAGTTCTTTTCATGGGCAATACGCAAGTCTTCTTCTGTTGCTTGCTGCCTTCCAGCCACTGGGGGCGTATACGGAATCAGTTCTCCATCGGGGCCCGGGACATGAATCTTGCCTCCTCCACCGGGAATAATCATTCCGCCTTCGACGCCTGGGATGGAGATCGCATTTCCGTGTGCATCTGCGCTCCGTTGTAAAGACTCTCGAACGGCCTGGGAGGGGCCTGCCTCAGCGGGAGCTTCCGCAGCCTCTCCTGTTTCTTCTCCAGCCAATCTACCCGCAGTCTGGTTTCGCATCTCAGCGAGTCGGTTTTCATCAGCCACTGGTTCTCCCTCTGGCCGCTGAGATTCGTCTTGCGCGGCTTCCTGGGGAGATTCCCCTGCTTGTTGTTGCTCAACTGTCCGAGCCGTATTCTCCCGAGCCTCGGCCTCGGATCCACCCTCTCGTGCCCTCCGAACGTCGGCATAGAGCCCGGGGTAGCGAGCCATGATTGCAGCGGCTTTGATCCTGTCGCCAAGGGAGGCGGCTTGTCCTCCCCGGAGGACATTATAGGCAAAGTTCACGTCGGCATTGATTCCGGCGTCCCCCACCTCGGCCATGTACTCGTTTGCCAAGTGTCGGTAGGCAGCTTCTGGATCTGAATCGAGTAGATCGCCATACCCCCTCCTCTCGGCAACCTCCCGAAACTGTCGGCTTGCCTCTGAGTCTCCGTATAGAAGATCACGTTTGTGGGTTGTTGCAAGCACACGCTGGAATCCTTCATCTGTGAAGTCCACCATGTCGTTTGCGATTCTACGGATGTCGCCGTGAGTTGCATTCTCCGGAACACCCTGTGCTCCCAAACCCATAAGCTCGGCGATCTGGTCTGGATCTCCACCCTCCATGATCGTTTTCATCATCGAGTTCACAGAATCGAAAGACGCACGTCCTCTACTCCCGAGGCCACCACCTTTCGATTGGACTCTTTGATTGACGGCATTAAACTCAGCTAAAAGGCCCTTCTCTCGATCAAGAAGATTCTGCTCGTTGCGAGCGAGCCCCTCCATTCCAATAGCTGATTCTGTAGTCGCGATTGCCGACTCACCCATTGATGCCTCGTTGGCTGCATCTAGAACCCCCTGTGAAGTAGTCCCCATTTGCTGGGCGAGGTAAGACATCAAAGAAGCTTGTTGTTCTTCCGGTCCCAGTGCAACAACCTCATTGAAGATCCGGTAGAAGTTTCTGTTTTCCCCCATGGCGTAGGCGGAGGCTGCCTTCGTGAGTTGTGTCCGGTCGCTAGCAGTAAGTGGTCTGTTCCGCTGCTCCTCAATCGCCCGTAGCTGCCCTGCCCTCTCTGTGAGTAGACCGTAGTCTCCCGTTACTTTCTTCCCGGTAATATCGGTCTGGCCCCGCTCTTCAATACCTGACATGGTTCCCATGAAGCCCAGATAGGCTTCAAGTAGGCCGTATTTATTCGGGTTCTGCTGGCTCTTAGCCCATTTCGATTGGGCGTCAGACAGCTTAAGGAGAAGCTCAGCCGCTGCTTGCTGCGCGGCAGCTTTATCGATGGGGGGGCTTTCTCCCGCATAGGCGTCAGCTTGAAACTTGGCTGACTCCTCCTGCCGCATCGAGGTCAGAATATCTTGGAACTTCCCCGCCAGTTCGGGGTGATCCATGATGCTTTGCATCTGCCTTTGCGTGAGTTCTTGTCTTGCCATGGCTACTCCCACTCTTTGTCCGTGATATTACCCGGCTGTACAGCGCCGACCTTGGAGATATCTGCCTTATTCGCTGCGCCAGTTCCGAAGATCTTGGACAGGATATTCTCGGCCTGGACTCCCAGTTTTTCTCCGAGGACTTTCCCTGCGGGGTCTGCGATTTCTCCGAGAGCCGAGGTTAGCTTCGCTTCCTCCTCGGCATTCCTATCCGTCTCCTCGTTTTTGATCCTCGTCGCCTCTCGTTGTGCCAGAGCGGCGTCCTCAAGCTCCAGTTGGGCCTGTACGTTCGCAGCTTGCTCAGCAGCGGAATCTGCGAGCCCAGACATCATCTTGGCGTATTGGCCTGCAGGGATTGCTCCGCCCCCGGCAGCGAGGGCTTGCTGTGCCAAGTCCTGTTGTATCGCCCCTGCTTGTTGACCAGCAGCCGTCTTAGCCTTCCCTGCCTTCTGACGAATCTCGGCATCGGACATACCAAGTTGGCCAGCTTCCATCCTTTGAATATCTTTGTCGAGGCGCTTGTTCTTGCGCTTCGCTCCTATTCCTCCCGCGAGGGCACCCACGCCAGCCCCAATAGCGGCGCCTCCGGGGCCGATGAGAGAGCCGATCTTCGCGCCAGTCAAGGCACCTTTGGCGGCTGAGCCTGCGTACTTCCCCTTGTCTTCTAGCGCCATGATTACCTCTATCGAAAGTATACATAATCCATGTGACGAGTCCTCACACGGAGTTGGTTATTGGGCCGCTCGTAGTTCGTACCGCCGCCCCCAATGACCGTCACTGGGGGGACGATTGTCCGGAGGGTTACGTTATGCCATCCTGCCGATGGGAACTGTACGAAGTAGAAACTACTCCAGGTACGATCCCAGTTTCCGTAGCCGATGCTTGAAGTCAGGTCTTTAGGGGGTACGGGAAAGTATTTTCTATCTATGCGAGAGCCATCGAGGTAAGCCCGAATAATCGCACCGTAGTTACTCGCGAAGTACGGGTCAGGAGCAGCGGGGCCCCCAGACGCAAGCTCAGAGCCGTCTGATGCTGTGGGATCATACTTATCGACCTTTGCGGCTACAAAGATCCCCCAAGACAACACGAGTAAACTCGGAGAGTAGGGCAAGAAGAAGGTCATCGAGGCGCCAGGGATCGTTTTATAGAACTTGTCTGCCTCTACTGCACTTGCATTTTCCGTTGCGATATCCCAACCCAAAAAGCCATCACCAAAGTAATCGAGGTTGGTGTTCCCCCCAATGGCCTTTCCATTTGAGAGCGCCCCCTGTTGAATCTGCTCCTTGCCTATGAGATTGCCTCCCCCCAAAGAGGGCATGTTGATTGGGCCTAGGTGGCCGTTGATTATCTCTAAGGATCCCTGCCCGGTGGAGGATGGCGTATAGAAGTTCCCCTCAACCGTCGCGGGGTCTGAAGCCACACCATCTGTAAACGCAGTTAAGTTGAGTGTTGGCATTATGTCTTCTTAGATAAGAGTGAAATACAGGCTAGATCGCACTGGAAAAACTCAGCAGCAGTGGCTGTAGTCTGATTAACAGAGTCATAGTCAACTCGAACTACGGCTCTGATGCCACCAAGCTCCCCCCCAGAAATGTCAGAGGCGGTGATGAGGGTTCGAATCGGAATCTTCAGTTGTTGCGCTCTATCCACAAGCGCTGGGGCAGCGGCGCGGCTAGTCGGAAGCTGTGCAGACACCCAACGAATGGTCTTATTGATCCCCAGCCAGTTCCCACTTGAGGGTTTTAAATACTCAATCCGAACGCTTACCCCAGAATCTACAGAGTATCGATCCGCAGCAGCCTTCGAAGGATCATATACCCGGTAAAGATGAAAGTCCCCCAGTACAAGGATTCCAGAGTAGGGACCATCGTCATCTAAGGTCGAGACGGTACTAAGCTGGAGGTCGGTGCCACTCCCCGCTCCCCCAGCAGTATTGAAGGGGAGGTAGCCACTTGAACTGGCTACTGTTTGAGCCCTAGTGTAGGTGTGGGTCGCTCCCTGTCTTCCCACGCGTAGTTGGTCAAATATTTGGGTGGGGGCACCTGTGCTGGCCCCCGACGTAAAGTGAAACTGATTGAGGGCCCCGGGTGCTATAGCATTGAGGGAAATGTCATTGATGGCCTCACGGACAGATCCAGCCGGATCTGAGAACCGACTATTGAGAGACTCTGCGTTGAACGGGGTCGTCTCTTCTATGGGAGGGTATGTGATGTCCGCCATCTTATCTCCTCATTTCCAGACAGATAATCTCGCACTTGCCTACGTGAACTCCCTTCCCCCCAGGAGCCGCCCCCACCCTCACGACTAGACTGACGGTATGCTCCCCGGGGCCGATGGGAAAAACGATATCTGTAGCTAGGGGCATCGTAGGCCAAAACACACCATACGCTCGATCATTGTCCGGCTCTGCCCCTCCGATCACACTCTCTGGGATGACGTACCCGTCTACTTCGATTCCAACCATGACATAGTTGAATGAGTCGTCGTTTGCCCAAGCTGTTCCGGCGGGCATCGTCGTTGGGTTCTGTGTGACCTGTAGGCTCGCATTGATCCAAAGGAGGGTGGCAGGTGATGTGAACGAGACCGAAGCATCTTCTAGCTTCCTCCACCCAGATCGTGCGGGGATTCTCGTATCGTCCCCTCCAATCGCAGGACCGGGAACCAGCCTCCCTGCTCCCATATCTTTGGCGTGGAATACAAACCCCGCATCGCTACTTAGGGCACTTGAGATTGGAAACTTACCGGCCTCGAAGTTGTGCTCGTTTAGTCGTCCACCAAGCTCTTCTACAACTTCGTAGAAGTTAGCGTTCGTGTCCTCGACATCGGGAACGCTATTCGTTGCAGTAGGAAACTTAGGAAATCGCCAACTCACTTGGGAAAGCTCCGGAAGGTATCGGGATGCGGGATCTCATCAAAGGCCATTCCAAGGAACTCCCACGATCCTGTGTGAGTTATTTTTAGCCGAAAAGTCTCCGCCGATGGAACATAAATATCCACACGAGTCCAAAAAGGTCGGCGGCGTTTCCAGGTTATCGGATTTTCATCTGCATCTACTGCGCCCAAGAATGTCGCCGTCCAATACGGTGGAACATCATCTGGAGGACTTAAAGGAGCAGTAGGAGTCTGAGTGACCTCACCTCTCCAATCGCGCTCGACCTCTACGTTTAGGGTTCCAGATTCTGTCTCTCGGAGCCAAAGATAAACGGTAGTCGGGGATGCCTTCTTGTCGGAGGAGGGGGCGCGGAGCCATGCTGTTCGAATGAAAGAATCTCGGGGCGCGGGAGTAAAGACGTGGGTTGTGCCCGAGGAGGCTGCTTGGTGATCAAGAACCCAGACTCCCTCTGTGGGAGACGTGGAGCCTTTCTCGTTCGCTTTCCCACCCGCAATCATGTAGCGACGATGGTCACGGGTGACGCACACACCAGCCGCCTCAACGTCAGTCCTCCTCGTCCAGCCCTCAGAGTCGAACTGCCAACAGACATTGTTGGTTCTCGATCCCTTGTATGGAACCCAGCACCGGTATTTCTTTTCTTCAACATCGACGGCAGCGACTGCCTGGACAATCCTCGCTTTGTTGAAGTGGCGAACCTCGTTGGAAATGGGATCGGAGATCAGACCGACCTTCCCGTTTGCATACCCGTAGAACCCTTCCCGTCCGAGCCAGATGGCCATACCGTCTGGTGTCATAGCGAGCGAAGAGGGAGCCGAACACCCAACGCGGGGATGAATCGTTCGGGACTGGAATCCTTCACCCGCATAGCTGACCGTGATCAGGAACGTAGTAGTCTCGGTGAATACTAAGAGACCCTCAGCCACCTGGATCATCCCTGTGATTTGGTCTCCTCGGGGGTCCGGATAGATCTCCTCGTTTTCAAGGAATGTCCCCCACCTTCCAGGCATCGAGGGGTGGAGTTTGCCCGGGGAGTCTGTGAAGTTTGCGGCCCACCCCCGACCGAACGCAAGCGTATACAACCGGAACGGCTGTACAGGTACTGCCGGTACGGGACTCCGCAAGAGCCAGCTATCGGGGATGTTATCCGGGAGGCTCTCCGTCACATTATCGGGAATCGTAGCCGGAGAGAGGAACCCATCCTCTGCGTAAGCAGGCATCTCGAAGAGATCTAGCGTTCCAGAATGGATCTCATCCTTGGTCCGACAGAAGATTCGACCAATGGTCCCTCGGGGTCCGGGTTCGATAGAATCCCAGTGAATCTGGCGGAGAAAATCGTCAGCCTCTAAGTTTGCTACCTTGCTTGCGCGAACTGGAGGCAAGACGACAGGACCACTCCTCCCCGAGACCGGAGAGAGGTTCCCCCACATATCAAGCCACTGGACTGCTCCTCGATAGGTGCTCTTCATGACACGAGCGCCATCACCGGTAGCAGTTGCATCTAGGGCAATCGATCCAACTCGCCCACGTCCGAAGGTCTTAGGGGAGGAACCGGAGGCAGGGACTGCTGGTTGGTTGGGGATCCCCATGGTAACGCCAGTGTGGTTGAACCACTCACCGTTTGCACTCTTTGGAGACCAGCCTACAGGAGGAGGGGGAGAGCTTGGATATCCAAGAGGAAGGCAGGACTGCCCATCGAAGAAGAATGCCCGGGGGGAGTCTCCGCTTGGGATAATAACGATGCCGTTTGGGGTCGCTACGAACTGCGTTGGAAACCTGGGCTTCTCGTCAAAACCAATATCAGCAGCGCAGAGAGCCGCAGTCGTGGGGCCGATAACGGTTTGCCAAATAGAAGCTGAACTGGTGCTTCCAGCATTCCAGCCTTGATGCCGGAGGATCTTATTGCCGTCCTGGATGAGGAGGATGTCCTTCTCCCCATTTGCACCCAGGGTTGTGTGGAAAACTCCCCTTACAGAGGAGTAGGAGATCGATGGGTACACCAAGTAGTTGGGAACATAAGGTGTGGGGCCCCATACAGATCGAAGAGTTCCCTCGGCTGTGAGGTACATGTTCTCGATCTGAGAGCCAATCCCCTCGGGCAGGATCAGCTTTCCGGATTCTGCCCGGATGGGTAGAAGAGCCGATTTGACTCGTAACCGGGTATCGGCCATCGACTACTCCAGGGGGCTATTCCACCGCTTTAGCAACCCTCTTCGAGGACTTTTTCGCCTTCGGCGCGGGCTCGTGGCTCCCATCTGGGGCCCAGACAAGTTTCCAGGATAGAAGGTCTTCCGTTTCCTCACCAAATCTTTCGAACGTGAGACCATAGCGGCGAAACAAACCATGAACGCGACCGTGCTCCTCAAGCCGAGAGATACATTGGGCTTGCTCAATGGAACCGTTTCGATCTCTTTCATAAATGGCTCCGCAGATGATTGGGGTTCGCTTCACTACCGTGTCGGTGGTTTCGTCCATGTTGGGCTCCTATGAGGATGGAAGATTATACCAGCGGCGCCAGGGTCTTCTACTATCAGTCGCGGGGCCCGCTCTAGCAGGACGCTTGAGCAGGGGCTGACCGGAGTATCGAAGATCCCCGTACCGTTTGGTAAGGGAAAATAGAGTTTCTGAGTATCGTTGTAGAGCACGATCCGCGAGTTGAATATTGCCCTGGGACTCATAAAGATATGAAATCGCCTTGTAGAGCAGTACGTTCATCCCGTCAGGGTGAATCTCGGGAACATCTCCGTCATCAACGAGTTTCTCGGGGCGAAGTAGGCACCGAACATCTACATCGTATTTATTGTTGGGCCTTGGATACATCCGAATCGACTGGTACCCGTGGACCTCTCTGAGACGCCTGTGATAGTCGGGGAGGGGATTCCCATTATCTACGAAGTTGGTCTGGTGGCCCGGGATGTCTGCGATCAAGTAGAAGGCGTCAGGGGTTTCCTGTTGGAGAGCGCCTCCGAACTGGTTTGCTATCGTACCGTAGTTGGTCGAGTCGACCGTATGGCGGCGCCGATAGATCCGCTTCCGCCAACCCGAGTGGTGATAACGAGGATCGCCGGATCGGCCAAATCCCTGCATATAGTCAATGTCGGGGGTGGTGAGGACGATAGATCCTGTGCCTACCGCGACGGGAGGATCTCCGACAGCCCCAGCTACAGCCGTAATCGTTACGGTGGGACTCGGAGAGCTTTCCCAGAGGGGCTCTTTCCGGGATGGGGTTGTTTGGGCTGCAGCGTAACTCTCAGCAGGACCGAAATCTCGGTAGTCGTCAGCCCGATAGCCCCACGAATAGGTAAAACAATACTCAAACTTACCAGCGGGCTCCGGTCCAGCCCAGATTGTGGTTTTATCGAAGGCTGCCGTAGGATCGTCAGTGGGGGATTCGATCTGCCGGTGGTATCGACGAAAGGCGCAGCGAGGAACACCCTGAGCAACTTGGCTGGGGCTATCCCCAAACGAATAATACTCAGCTTCAAGCTGCCCTACGACTTCCAAGGGCCAGTTCTGATTATCTTTGAACAGCCGGATGGAGTTGATTTCCATCACATTATCTGGAAGGTAATAGTCTTCCATATAAATACGGAAGTCCATTTTGCCGTCAGTCAGGTTGTTCCAGGGGCGGAACAAGCTGATTCGCTGGTGCCCCGAATGGGTCCAGATATCCCGGATCATCCGGCGAGATTGGACACTCCCGTCGGCAGAGCGGATTAGGATCATCCGGCCCCGCCACCGTCCGGTTTCGTCCCAAAGGGATAGTCCCGCAGTCGCGTTTGCTAGGTCGCGCTGGAATACCCAGGGATCACCAGCGACGACTGAGATCGCATCTACATCGGTAGAGCCCGGAGTTGCTGCTTGTACAGCAGCCGTGTCGGGGGCGATGTCTTCGAGCGTGGCGAATCCTACACGCTTTTCAAAGAATAAAAACGGTGCTTCCTGCACCAACTGGAAGTATGCCCGGTTGATGAACTCGGTTACCCGAGACTTAGCATCAGGCGATTGCTTTGGAGACCAATCAGCCTGCGAGAAGATGGCAGATCTGAGTTCTCCAAGATTCACGCAACCCTCCAATAGTAGGCACCCCCCCGAAAGGGGGTGCCCCTAAGTTTACACCATGCGGATGATTAGCCGACGCAGTTGATGTAGCACTGCGCCGTTGCGGTCGCAGCCGCATTTGCAGAAGCCCAGCCAAAGCCGCTCTCGACGGAAGTAGCTGCACCATTAGTGTAGCGCATTGCGGTTCCGGCATCGGTCGAATCAACGACGATAACTTCGTTGACATCGATTGTTCCGGTACCCGCGACGACCGCACAGATTCCCTTCTTCATGATGAAGCCGAAGCTGTTGTCGGCAATCGGCGTCACACAGACTCCGACGACTCCATTTACACCCGTAGTAGTGGGTGCTGGAATCACATCATAAGTTAGGGCAGCAGTACCGGCGCCACGAGAACAGACCATACCCGCAGTTAGGTTGCCATTAGCTTGGACGTAAATCCAAACTTGTTCACCCGCGTCCGCAGTGGGAACGATCAGTTCAAAGCCGAGAGGGGCTTGTTGGTCAGTAGTAACCGTGGTCGCAGATAGACCAGCAGCAGTTGTAGACATGAGTTATCCCCTCCTTATGGGACTGTGCCACCAACGACGACGCCGTTGGCACGAAGTTGATCACAATAGAGACCCATGTTGAGTACGTACTCGTAACGCCACATGTCCTGCTCGGGAATCCGAATCGGACCACGAACGGCGAAGTCGCCCTTCGTTTCCATGTTGGAGTCGTGGCCAAGTGTGTACATGTGCCATGTATCTGTCTTGAGCATGTAGATGACACCGAGGTTTCCACCACCGGGGGCACCAAACTGGGTGAGGTTGATCGACTCTTCAAGGAAGAAGTCAGCCTCCAGGAAGGGAATACCCTGACGGATAGCCTTCGGAGCCTTGTCGCCATCAACCTTCATCACGCGGACCTGATCGTCCAAGTCATCGATGTAGTTGAGGTACGACACTTCATCACCGAGAAGAAGATCGACGGGACCACTGGCCATCGAACCCTGACGGCTCGCAGCGTAGTAGACCTGACGCATCGTCTGGCGACCGTCGGTTGCGAAAGAAGAAATCTGACCGTACTGGTTGTACCAGCCGTTGATTCCTCCTGCTGCACCCTGCTTGGCCAATCCGAACACGGTATCGTTCTGAGCGGCAGAACCTGCAAACTCGAACACACCCTGACGGTTAGTAGCGGTCGCAAGACCCGGACTGGGAGAATACTGTGCGTCACCGTTCAGGGTGACGAACCCACCGACGCCCGCGCCGTTTCCGGAAGCGATCTGGTTAGAGACGCGCTCGTGGAAGTCGGAAAGAGCCAACTCGGGGTAGTTCTTGATGATCTTCGCGAGATCATTTTCTCCGTTCGCCTCTGCCATGTCCTTACCGGGCACGTCAAACGCGTAGATCAGACGGGGTGCGTAAGCACTACCGCGCTGGGAGGACTGAGTACGTCCACCAGCGATGATCTCGGAGCCAGTGGCTACCTGGGTTACGGTTCCGGGGCCGCCGGAAACGGTTACGAACTCGCGGTACGGACCTTTCAGGGTAGCTCGGTCCATGTTTCCCCGTTTCACAACCCTTTCGAGGATTGGGTGATACAGGGAGAACAGTTCCGAATACCCGGGAGCAAGATCCTGTAGTGCGGTTGCGACTACATCGGGACTGATTGCCATTGCTTTGTTCCTCTATGGGTGACGGGGTGAGGGAGATTCCCTCGGTTATCTCCTGCCTCCGTTATGCATAGAGAATGCACGACGAGCAGCGAGAAGTCTCATTTCATCGAATGAAGAAGCATCGCCCATTGACTTCTTCGCGACCTGGGGTCGAGAAGAGCCAGTTGCCCCATTCGTAATCTTAGCTCCCGCGCGGGGAGCCTTAGCCTTTGCCTCGGCTGCAGCCTGTTTCTGGGCGACTGCGATTTCTTCTGGGGTGGGTTGGGCATTTGCTTCTTCAAGCTGCGCGTGTGCCATCGCCAACTTTAGAGCATAGTCATCTGGGACACCGTTTTTCTTTGCTTCGACAGCAATCTTTGCGGCATCCTCAGAAAGGTAAACGAGTTGAGCGGCTACATAGCCGTCCCACATGCCCCCAAGTTCCTCGTTATCAGCAAGGAGGAGGGAGAGCTGAGCGAGCTTTTCGGGATCTTCCTTAAGCTCTTGGTGGTCTTTCCAGAACCGAGTCACGTAGTCTTCTACTGCGTGGTCCTCAGTTTGGGTGAGCTTCGCTTGAAGCTCTTCGTATTCTTTATTTCGAGAATCAAACTGACCTTGAAGCTCTTCAAGCTTCGTAGTCATTTCCCCGATGCGGGGGTCTTCCTGCTCGGAGAGCATCGCAGCGTACATTGCCCGGAGGTTGTCGATCTCCGAGGACTTCTCGTCGAAGTCTTGACGATACCAGTTGGAGATCCCCTGAGCACTCTCGTGGTACTGTTCTGGGAGAGAATCTACTTCACCATCCCAGCTATCCCATTCAACTGTAGGCCAGGGGTCATCAGCAGCCGTGGGAGCAGGAGCCCCGGTGGGTGCCGCTGAAGCCTCGGGTACTGCACCCCCAGAGGCAGGCGCTTCTACCGGCGCGGCCTCGGGTGCTACAGATTCAGCTTGAACGGGGGCGTCGGACATTTACTTCTTGTCCCCACCCATGGCTCGGCGGGCTGCTTCTTTGCCCATCATGCCAATCTCGAATCCGAATGCCGAGGGGGCAATCGGGCCTCCCTCCACTTCGGTTACTTCCATTTCAACCCCTCCGCCTGCGGAGTTGTCGAGTGCTTCCTGCAACTCTTGGAGGTATTGCTCTCCTTCAGGAGTTTGAGGATTCCAGTCGGCGATGAGACCGGAAACGGCTTCTTCTAAGGAAGCAGCGGGCCCCTCAGGTTCTTCCTCATCCCCCAGTTCCGCTTCAAGATCTTCACCGACCTCTTCTTCGGCTGCTTCCATCTCTTCGGGAGCATCTGCCTCAGCCGCCATCATATCGGTCTCTTCTTCCTCTTCCATCAAACCTTTCGGCATGGGAATCTCCTCGCGTCTGTAGAGTTTCTACCTAAAAGAAAGCCGTCAGTCAAGTGAGCATAAGGTACTACTGTATATTTGCCCAGGAGAATCTTTATCCAGTAGTGATCACCTGGATTTTTTTGTTACCGTGGGCGATTTCCCGCTTGCGAGAAATCTCTTTTTTATTGTGAGACTTTCTGTCTTCCAAGTCCCGAAATCCTAGCTTTTTGGAGACGTTTTCGGCCTTTTCTCGGGCCAAGTCCTTGTGCTTAGTAAATGCGGTATCCCCAGGCTCTACAATACGACGGTCAGGGCGCTTGGCAAAATAAGCTCTCTTTTCCGCTTCAGAATAAAAAGTCTTCCCAATCTGATCGATGTGGAGGGGCTTGGAGGGCATAGCTCCAATCGTAGGGGTTGCGTGGAGGACAGTCCGCGCTCGATTCTTACATGTTGGGCAGAAAAGGCCGCCGTCCTCCTCATAATCGCGAACACGCATTAGGTCTTCGAATCTTCCGTGCTCTCCGCACTCGCCTGTATATGTGGGCATTACTGGTTCCTAGGAATATCTGGGTTCAAGTCGAAGGGGGCCCCACCGAATCCGGTCAGAGGACTTTGCCCTCCGCCCGCGCCTGCCCCGCCAGGGAGGGGGGGCATTACGGGCTCAGCCCCCGGAGGCAGCGCACCAGATGCGATAGTATCTGGGCTCGGTGGGGCTGCTGCCTGAGCCTGCGCGGCAGCAGCTTGCTGCTCTGCTGCCTGCGCTTCGGCTTCACGTTGTGCCTTATCCTTGATGATGTCTTCCATCTGGAGTAGCTCAGCCAGCTTTTTAATGAGGGTACTTTGGTCCACGTCGGGTGACTCAGAAAGCAGCGGGAAGAACTGCTGGAGGTTTCTGAGCTGCACAAGCCGATTATTTTCGGTGGGAGAATATGCGACTGCCTCGTAATCATACTCAAGGGGATCCTCTCCACGAGAAGCCTGAACTTCTCGGGCTAGCATAGACGCACGAGTAATCTCTAGCGTCTCGGCATTGCCCAGGAGGCGGATGGGGAGGATCTCGTCGTCTGCTAGGAACTCTTCATAGAGCCCAACGATGCCTTGACTTTGCCAGTTGATGAGATCGTAAATCTCCTTCTGGCGTCTACCATTCCGAGTCCTCGTGGCTGTATCTGCCAAGGCGACCTCGGTTGCTACATCACTGACGCCAACGACTCCTCGGGAATACTGAGGAATCCCAAGGATGAACTCGATGATTTGAATGCATCGGTCCCGGCTTGCCGCAAACTCTGGGGAAAGGCTAGGCGTTTGAGTGTGACCGATGATGTCACTGATAGATGCATTCGCTTTTCCCATCACCTCGACAATAGAGCCCGGGGTTGTTGAATCCCGTAGCTGGCTCCGAACGCGTTCTGGATTGTCGCAAAGCCCGGAGTTTACAAGGGTGATTGGGATGGCTGTTTGGGCGAACCACAACATCAGGGTATCGAGTTCATTCAACCGATCTAGGACGGGGGCGATTAGAGTCACGTCACTCAGGCCACCGATGTCTTGAAGGTTGTCGTTGAACGTCAGGCGATAGAAGGGATTCCGAACGAATCGGTAGGGAAGCTCTCCTCCGAAGAGGGGCTCCTCCTGATCTTCCAAGTAGTGGTAGTAGCGGCCTTCCCCGGAGAAGTCGTAGACCTCATAGACCGTGACCCACTCAAAGACTTCCTTAGAGGAGTCATTCATGTAGCTCTTGCCCTGGGTCTGGTCCCGAAGCCAGTTCGGATATGCTCCATACTGGGCCTTCTCAGCCACTTCTGGGGAATAGGGGCGATCCTTCTTCTTAGAAGTCTTCACCCGAGCATTGAAGTCTTGACGCGTAAGGACAGTAACCTCGATGACGTACCGAACGTCTTCCCACCGGTCAACACTCAGGTCGTACCAGACATAGCGGGGATCGATGGGGAGGAAGTCCGGAGAGCGCTTCCGAAAGTTCCAGACCGTCTTTACAAACGAGCGGGGATACACCGAAGCCATCGTAGCCGCACGCCACAGGACGCGGTGACTGCTTACCCGCCGAAATGTATCGTTGATTAGAGCCTCGCGGTACTTAGCGGGCTCATGCAGTCCCTTACGCCGGGCATTTACCGTGACTTCGGGATTGTTTGGGCAGATGTTGGCGACCATCGTATCCACAAACGCGTAGGGATAGTTAGTCTCCAGATTCAAGTCATACGACCCTTCACTTACGGGATCGGCTGCACCCTGAGGTACGTCCTGCCTCGATGCCATCTTGCTAGTATATAAAGCCCGGAATCGATCAAACTTCTTCTGGTCGATGTGGGACTTGGCCTTGTGGGTATCAATGAGACCCTGAATCTGCTTCGTCGATAGCATTAGGCTTCCGTCTCCTCGTACTCATCCTCTCGCTTGAGGGGATTTCCAGTTGTGGCTTGTGGGGTCGGAGCCATTGGCTCGGAAGTCGCACCAAGATTTTCTTCCTGTTGGGTCTGGTTCCTAGCGTCCCGACTTCCCTTCTGAATCTTCTCGATGACCCGACGGCGAAGAGTCTGCAACGGAGACTCCAGATCAAACTCATTCTGCGCCATTTGGAATCCCCTTCTTCGAACTCGCCTGTACACACTCGGCGTACACAGTGGGAAGATCTGTACTTTGAGCTAGCCATTTCATCGGGATGGTGAACTTGGGCCCAGGGGGGATAACGCGCTCTATAAGAAGAGCGTCAGACGTTGCAAGCCGTTCAATAGTATAGGATTCATCGCCATACGCAATATGAGTTTGAGTCGCTAGCATTATTATCTCCTCTTTCGCACAGATCTATATGCGGGCCTTTTCCGCATCGGAGCACTATCCTGCTTGAGTTGCGACCGGTATTTTTCTTGCTCGTCGTAGCTCATCCCGGAGAACATAATAATGTTCGTGTCCTTCTCGGGAGCCCCGGGGCGTTCGCGTACAGGCGCCCGGCGGGCAGCGATAACTGCCATGATTAGCGCGGAAACCTTATCCCAGTGGTGACGATCTCTGCGTCTGCCCGAGGTTGCGCCTCTTAGGATCTCTGCTGCAGCGCTTTCTTCGGTGCGTTTGTCGTTTTTGTAAGTCTGAAGCTGCTGAATCAAATCTCGGTCGTGAATCACCAACTCATCCATCAGGGCTTCCACGAGCCACCCTGTTGCTTGGTCAAGAGACTTGGAAGTGCTCGTAAATCCGGGCTTGAACTTAGCTTCGTAGTAAATATTGGAGTAATCCCGCTCAACCAGCATGGTCAGCACGGCTTGTCCCACACCATTGCTCTCTACAGTCACCAGAGCGTTGTTATATCGGCGAGCCACCGAAATAAGCCGGTTTGAGAAGGCTAATGGGTCAATATGGTCGGCAAATGAGGCAACTTGCGTCCATTCGCCCCTCCAACACTTCAAAACTTGGAAAGATGCGTGATCTCGGGCGGCATATCCACTCGGATCGACCCCAATCGCGTAGATCGCGCCCGGAAGGGGGGCCTCATACTCCTGATAGGGCCCAGTCCAGGGCTGAAGCTCGCATTTTAGGTGCCGTTCTAGGGCATGTTCGGGAATCGCGGCGTTCGTAGAGGAAATCCAGCACGAAATGTCGTCGAATGGGTACATCACCCCGAACATTTCCGGATTTTTGCGGACTTCGGGGTCCGTATCCATGATGAACCGTCGGAAGTTCAGGTTTTCTGCGGTTAACCCTGTGGATGAATAGAGATTCAGTAGGTCAATCTCCTCATTCGTCAGTTGGAAGTCGTTGGATAGTGCCCGAGCGTTAAGCTTCCCATCCCAAAACGGAAAAAATACGGCTTTATGGCGCCCAGACCCGGATTTTGCCATCACATAGTGGTCATGCCACGCACAGTTGCGCTCCCAAGGGGTTGCCTCGTAGATGACAAGCGCATTCTGCCTATTGATAAGTGATGGGTTGATGAGGAACATCGAGCCGTTGAAGTCCGACCAGAGATGACACTCCGAAGCGTGAAAAGAGTCCGGAGATTGACCAACACCAACTGCCCCTGCTTCTGCGGAGAGGACACGCATCTTGCCGCCCTGGAGGGGGTCGAAGGTAAGCTGCCGACTCTCTCGGGTCGCTAGGGTTTTGGATCGGAGGGATTCTGGCCACCGTTGATGCAGGTGGTGTACGCGCTTGTGAAGATAGTCAGCGCGATCCCGGTTATCAGCAATGCAGACATGATCCCACCCCGGAATATATGCGGCTTTACAATACGCAGCGTATTCCGACGTAAGGCTCTTCCCCCCCTGTCGATAGCCCAGGAGAGTGAGGAACTCAGTCTCTCCCGACGGGAGCCTCGGGGGGTTTGACATGTATCCGAGGATTTCCAGTTGGAGTTTTCCTGTGAT